CCTACTGCAAAAAATGGTAACTGTGGTTCTTCATTTGCTATATCGAATATAGACTTGTTGATGGCATCCTTAGTAAACTGCTGAAGTCCTACAGCACTTGAAAAGTTTGCAGACGTAAGAGGTATCTCATTGAGTTCTCTTAGTACTTCGTTAGTTAAGTCTAAGTATGTTGTTGCCATTATTTACCTTTAGCTTTTAGTTTTGCTTTTTTGCTTAAATCTTTAAAGTGAAATAGTTTTACACTTGTTTTTGTATGAGTTTTATTAGAATGTAAATCTCCGTTAGGCATTTTGTGAGAGCTGCCTTTGTGTTCAGTTCCATCTCTTTTATAATGTTTTTGACCTGCTGCCATAATAATTAATCTTTGCTTTTTAAGCTTTCGTTATAATCAGTTTTAGTCATGCATTGTTTTTCCATGTCTGCAATACTAGCATATCCACCTTTACCATACATCATACGACCCATACTAGCTTTTTTTCTTTCAGGGTCTGTAGAACCATAAGCTCGTTGTTTTCTTTTCATTCCATACATTTTCATATTAATTCCTTTAAAAGTGGAGGAGTCCGAAAACCCCTCCGTTAGACTGTTTCGTCAATACCGTGACTGTATTATTAACCCGCTTGAGTTGTAGTAATACCGTCTTGAACTTTACACTGACCATTTAGATACCAGTTTGTACCGTCAGACCATACATGAACAAAATCTCCATGTACTGCCTTACTAGCTACAAACGAAATAGTATCTGCATCAGTAACTGTAGCGACTGAACCTGCTGCATCTTCCGGAGAAGATACGTTACCTACAATAATATTAGCACTTGATGCTGTTACTACTGTATGAGTACCTGTTGGTTCTGTTGCTCCAACGTAAAACCAATACTCTAAACCTGCTGCTGGAGTAGGAAGAGTTTGAATTTTCGCTGCTGCTACGTTTAAAACGTAACGTGTGCCTGATTCGGCTGCTGTTATTGTATTCGCTGCGGTGATTGCTTCTGTGTCAGAAGGTTTCTGGACCTTAGTCGCTAACTCACGAACATCATTTGTTCTTGCTGAGTTACGTCCAGTATCTCTTATATTTACAATTGCCATGTTATTTACCTCTTAGTAAAATTATGCGTTAAAAAAAGAGGAGGAGTCCGAAGACTCCCCCAAAGTTGGTATTAATCAATACCGTAGAAAGCACCTACAATTGCTTCGTCTCTTAGTACTTTCGCACCATAGACATGCAATCCTCTAACAATATCACCGAAAGAACTAGGGTCTCTAAGGACCTCAGTTGATGTTATTGATTGAGCAGTAGCTGTAGATGAAATATGTCCAGCCAAACATTTACCGGCAGCATTAGATGTGTCAGCAATGTTGTTTGATTTATACATACTAAATCCACGAAGTTTTCCACTTGATACTAAACCATTTCTGATTGAGCCTTGTCCACCATTGTAGTCTACTGACAACAATTTAGAACTAGATTGTCCTAGAACTTCATAAAAATCAGGACTTGCAACAAACCAACGACCTTCTTCAGGTACGTTCTGTTCGTCTAATAGTCTTGACATTCTACCCATAAGGTCTAGAGGGTCATGTTCGTTAGAATCAAAACCAATGTCTAGGTTACCTGTACCGTCAAAAGTTCCAGCAGCTAAATCAGTAGCATTGTCAGAACCTAAAACGTGGTTAGGTGATGAAGCAGATAATCCAGCAAACATAACAGCTAAGACAGCAGCATCATATGAATCTTTCAATGCATATGCAGCAGAGCTTGAAGCTACTTCTTTGAAGTTAACGTGTGACATTTTGCTCTCAATATCATCTACGATGAATTTAAAAGCTTTAGCACTGTCAACAACCAAAGAAATTTCTTGGTCTGTTAGTTTAGTGGCAGTAGTATCGCTACCTCTTGTGTAATCTGACACAGAGATAACAGGTTCTTTGATAATCTTTACAGAGTCTCCATAAGCAGTGATTTCACCGGCATAGTCGGTGTTAGTAATAGCTTCGATAACAGACGATTTTCTGAAAAAGTTTAAAACCTTTTTAGAGTAAACCGAAGGTAAAAAGAAACTATTAGTTTGTCCACTTACAGAGTTTGCAAAGTTAGCATTAGTATCAGTTGAGGGTTCAAAATATTGAGCCATTTGATATTCTCCTAAGTTTTTAGTTAATAGTTAATTATTTTGCAATCCTGCCTTCTTGCATAGCTGTACTTATTTCAGCTTCGTGCTTATCAAATTCAGCCATAGACATTTTTGCAATTTCCCTTTCAGTCCAAACTTTATCCTGCTTTGGTTCTACACTAGTTGTTTTAGTGGAAACCATGTCAGCAGCAGATTTCTTGGACTGTTTAGAACGTGACTTCTTCGGTGCAACATCCATACCAATATCTTTTTTAAACAAATCTAAAGCTCTTGAAGCTAGATCAGCATCGTCAGCATTGTTGTATACCCAATCTTGGATAGACTTTGGCTGCTCTTTAGCCCAACCATGAAAATCATCGCTATTGCGAATATCTTCAAAATCAGGATGCTTATCCATCAATCGCTTTTCAGCATCTTTACGAATTAGTTCTTGCTCACGAGTTTGTAGTTTTTCTAGCTTCTCTCTTAAGTCTTTAGATTTCTCTTCGGACTGTAAATGAGAAACAGTTTCTACAACCTCATAAACATCAGGATACTCTTCTCTAAACTTTTCAAGTTCTTCTGGAGATTTAGGAGCTATGTAACTAGGTCTGTTTTCAGCAGCCTGTTCTAATAACTCTTGTTCTCTAGACTTAAATTCATTTAACTTAGAGTCATAATGTTTTTTCAAGTCGTCATAGCGTTTCTTGTAGTCTGGTCGCTTGTAAGGTTCGTCTTTTGGAGTCTCCTCTTTAGCTACCTGTTCTACAGGTTCTTCTATGTCAGCTTCCTGTTTTGCTTTGGGCTTTTCGAAAAAAACTCCGTCTGCATCTTGGAAACCTATTTCGTCTTCTTTATGCCATGATTTGTTCATGTTGTAAGGATTGGCATTTTCCTCTTGTACTTCTGTAGTCATATTCTTTCTCCTACGGGGGCTTCGTTCACAAGGTAGCTCTATGTCGACTAGAGGGCTTGTATGTAAAGGTAGCCTTTCGGTTTATAAAATAGTAGGGTGCTTATGACATAAGGTAGCCCTACCGTTAAGTTTGTTTAGCTTTGGACGTGTCTTCCAGTTCGGTTGTCAAGCATCATTTTAGATTTAATACTTTTAGATATCTCATCTTCATCTAACAATCCTTTTCCACCGTTATCTACAGTAGTTTTCACTACTCTAATATCCTGTTTAGTTGCAGGTTTTTCAACCTCCATCTCAACATTTTCTTCTTCTGGCTCACCACCATTAGCTAAACCTTGTCTATCATCTGCTTCCATTTCTGCATCCTTCATCATTGCCATTAGTTTATCGGCTCCGATTTGTTCTACAGCTTTTGCAGTAAAGACAAATTCTCCGTCAGATAACCTTGCAGGTATACTGTCAGAGACTCCTGAACCCGGACCTTCAACAGGACCAGACCCAGCAAATTCTTGTGCAACGTCTATAACTTTGTCAAATATCATTGACAGTTGTTCGTTGCTTTGTAACGCATCCATTAGAAAATCTTCTTCTTCGTTATCTAATGCTTCGTCTAATATAAAATCTAAGTATTCATCTTCCATTTCGTTGTCTGGAATCATTTCTTCTTTTGGTTCTTCCATCATGGGTTCTTCAACCATAGGTTTTTCCATCATGGGTTCTTCCATTTTGTTTTCTTCTACAGGCATATCATCTGCTAAAAGAGAACCACCAACAGCAAAAGCACCTCTACCTTCTAATACATCCGCATAAGTAACTTCACCATCTTTGTTTAAATCTGGAAAGCTATCGTCTTTTAATAAACTCTTTTTTTTCATGTTTCCTCTTTTCTATTTGCTGCTTCTTTAACCTGCTCCGGGAGCTGCTCTAAGCGTACCAGAGAATTGATCTTCCCCTGCAACCGGAACATTTCCGATTCCGATGTTGCCACCGCCAGTGCCTGTAGGTCCAAGCTCTTGAGGTTCTGCAGGTGTTCCTGCAAGACTTCCCATACCGCCGGGTTGTTGACTATCGGGTTGAGCTTCTTCGCCAGTTGTTTGTCCAACATTTTGCATTCCTATGATTTGTGCCATGATAGCTGCTTCTTCAGGGTCGTTTAAAACTTCATCTGGGTCTAAGTCTAAGCTATAAGCAAGTTCACTAATTAGTTTAGAAATCTTAACAAACGGAGCAACAGCAGGATTTTGTACAGTTTGTAAGAATGTAGTTAGTCTTTGACTACGTACTTCTTTTTGCATCAAGCTGTTTGTTCCGGTAGCTTTAACTTCTAAATCACCGTTGACATCTAGACCACCTTCAAAGAACTGCATGTTCCACTGAAAGAAAGCTTCTCCTAGAGGTCTTAATAAAAAGTCGTCAAGATTCTTAACAACTGTTTTAATATTTAAACTTGATGCACCTAACAACATTGACATGCCCGAAGCAGTCCTTGTCATACTTTGTACACCTGTTTGTCCGTGTGAGTAACTAGGTATTCCTGTTTGCTCATCTGCAAGTTGTCTAAACTTGTCAAACATCATCATGTTTTCTGGTGCTGTGTTAGGAAACTTCAAACCATGTATAGCTTGTCCGGGCATACCAGCTTGTCTTCTGAATATCTTACCCGGATATATTTCCATAGATTGTCCACCAACTAAAGCAGACTCATCTACATCAAACACCAAAGACCCAGCCATTGCTAGGTTATCTACAGCCATTCTTGCATGACCGTTCATAATTTGTTGAGAATCATCCATGTTCTCAGCTACACCAATACCAAAGAAGTTATATGGGTTTCTTTCGTATGGGAAAGCGTGGTAAGGTATTCTATAAGGAGTAAATGGATTAACCACTGCTCTCAATAAACTGTCACCACATATCCAAGCATTAACTTGGACTTCATCTAAATCATCAATATCATCTGCAAGTTCTATACCGACTTCACGTGCATACTCTGCATCCATGATTCCCCAGTATTCAAGAACTTCAAAATTAGATTGATAGTCTTCATCGCTTCTTGCATCATCTTTTAAATGTGACTCAAAGCTTTTCTCTTCATAATTAGCACCCATCTGTAAACAATTACGGATAGCATCCTCATCAAAATAAGGCATGTTACGTAGCTGTCTAAGTTGAGATTTGTTTAGTTTGTGTCTATGGATAACATACTCACACTCTTCAATGCTAGTAGCTCCGGGGTCAGGATAAAAATCCCAACAACTAACAAACTCAATTCTAGGTACTCTAACTTCTAATGGGTTATAACTTCTTTCACCATCTTCACTGGTTTCCCACTTGTGAAGTTTTTTGTTAAAGTTAAATGGTCCTTTTACAATCCCTGTACCAAGTAAAGAAGATTCTAAAAGAGCATTTCTAATTTCTGATGAACCTTTTGATTCATCTATTTGATCGTGGATAAGTTTTTCCATTCTCCTTGCAGCTTTTTGTGCTGGAGAAATTTCTAAAGCTTGAGGGTTTGGACTAAATCCTTCGACCAACCTATCTTCAATTTGATTTTCCAAAGACTCTTCAAACATTCCTTTTTGAAGTGTAGCTCCGGGTTTAAGAACTTTACCATCACCTTCGTAGCCAACATCATAAGGATTTGTATCTAGTCTATTACCAATATCATCTGGTATTTCACCCCCACCCATTGTACTTTCAAGACCGGGTGCACCTGTTTGAGTATCTAAATGTGCGTTAGCTAACTCACCTTCAGGTATAGTTGTTTCAGCAATACCAATTGGAAACTTACCTGTACCAAAGATTACATCAACAAGTTGACCAAAAGCAGCTAGTACTTTTGTTTTAGTAATCTTTACAAAGATACGAGACTTTTCTGAGTCTCTAAACTTAATAGACTTGTTGTAAAGTCCTCTGTAGTTTTCGTATGCTCGTAACCAACGTGATTCATCTGAACGTCTTGCATCTTCAGCAACAGTAAATCTTGATTTAATAATACCAACAAGATTAGTTTTTTGTTCTATTTCAAGAGTAAGTTCTTTACCAGCTTCACCCTCTACTTCTTCATAAAGATTATCAGCGTTTAAAAATGTGTTTTCTTTTTCCATATATTACTAATAACCAAATGTAGAATCAGTGGGTCTATACATATCCGACTTAATTCTAAGCATTCGTTGATGAGGATGATCCATTCTTGGTCTACTCATTACCATGTATCTTAACGCATCGTATGCGTGATCAGCAGCATGAGTATCCACATCCTCCGGATTACTCTTTGATAATGGAAGTCCTTGTAACTCTTTAATTAAGTTTGGACAACTATTAAAGATTTGAACCTTTGGTCTTCCCGTATCTCTACTAGGTCTTAGATACTCATGTATCTGTACCTTACCAGCCTGTCGGTTCTTATCAGCTCTTCTAAGTTTATGACCCTTTTGAATCAATAACTCACCTATGGTCGGACCAGTATAACCAGTCCTTGACCAAGCTGCTGT